CTATAATCCGCGCAGACTATCTTCCACCTCTCTCCTTTAGCCGTGGCGACATGGCATGGGCGTGAAGCCCCGGCGGGGAAAAAAGGGGCCATTTTGATGCAGGAACCGACGACGATCTACCGAGGAGTTACCCTGATATGGCGTCGAGAAGCTAGCAGAACTCGTTATGTCAACTCCTCCGGCGAATCCGTCGAATGTCCTGCATCGGAATGGACTCTCGAATACAGCTTCGCGGGGCCGTCCGGCGCGTTTTCGATCACAGCGTCTGCCGATGGGAACGATTACGTCGTTTCGGAATCGGCATCTAACACGGCTTCCTATCCGATAGGCTCGTATTCGTGGGTAGCCAGCGTTCAACGAGGTTCCGGCAGTTCACTTGAGAAGTACATCGTCGATACCGGCGCGTGCGAAGTGGTGGCGGGGCCGACAGAATACGTCATCGGCCTAGACGGAAGAAGCCATGTCAAGAAAGTGCTCGACGCCATCGAGGCCGTCATCGAGCGGCGTGCTACAGCCGATCAGCTTTCCTATTCGATCAACGGGCGTTCCCTCCAGAAAACCCCTCTCCCAGACCTTCTGAGGCTCAGGCAGCAATACAGGGCCGAATACGAGCGCGAATTGCGCGCCGAGCGCATCCGCAAGGGGCTTGATCCGGGCGGGAACGTCTATGTGAGGTTCTGATGCTGGAAAAGATCCTGCGGAGGCTGGGCTATCAGAGGATCGCGAAGCGCAGCATGACGGGGTTCGCCGCCGCCCGCACCGACCGCCTCGTGTCGTCCTGGAACCCGGCGAACCTGTCCATGGACGCCGTCCTGCGCACCCAGCTTCCCAGGATCCGCGCCCGGTCACGCGATTTGTCGATCAACAATCCCTACATCAAGAAGTTCATCGGCATGGTGGCCGTCAACGTCCTGGGCCCCGGGGGCATCTCGTTCCAGAGCAAGCTGAAATTCAAAAACGGCTCCCTCGACGAGAGGTCCAATATCGCCATCGAGACGGCCTGGAAGGAATGGGGCCGCCGCCGCCATTCGCCGGACGTCACCGGGAAACTCTCCTGGGTCCGCCTTCAGGACCTCTGCCTGCGGACGGTGGCGCGGGACGGCGAAATCTTCATCCGCCAGGTGCGAAACTTCGAAAACGCGCACAGGTATTCCCTCCAGCTCATCGAGGCCGACAGCGTCGATGAATCCTTCAACGCGGATCTCGGGCAAGGATACAGGATCATCATGGGGATCGAGATCGACCCGTGGGGCCGGCCGGTGGCATATCACGTGGCCCGGAGGGCCGCAAACGACTATTCCGACCCCGTGTCGTATCGGCAGCGCGAGCGGATCCCGGCGGAGGACATGATCCACCTGTTCGTCCCGTTCCGGGTCAACCAGCGCCGGGGCGTGCCCTGGGCCTTTGCAGTCATGGCGAAGACGAACGTGCTCGACGGGTATGAGGAGGCGGAGCTGGTCGCCGCCCGCGTAGCTGCCGCGAAGATGGGCTGCATCGAGACGGCGGAGGGAATCTACGTGGCCGATGACCAGGACGGGGCCGGGAAGCAATATATCGAGGCCGAGCCGGGGACATTCCCGATCATGCCGCCCGGGACGAAGATGAACATGTTCGACCCGCAGCACCCGACGACGGCATACCGGGATTTCGTCAAGCAGGTGCTCCGGGCGATCGCCTGCGGGCTCGAGGTGTCCTACAACAGCCTCGGGGCCGATCTCGAGAGCGTCAACTACAGCTCCGTCCGGTCCGGCACCCTCGAGGAACGCGACGGCTGGAAGGCGATTCAGGCATGGCTGATCGAGGACCTCTGCGAGCAGGTCTTCGAGGGCTGGCTCCGGATGCAGGTCCTGGCGCGCACGCTCGATTTCGAGCCGGCAGACATCGACCGGATCTGCGGCGCGGCCGTCTGGCGCGGCCGGTCCTGGTCCTGGGTGGATCCCCTCAAGGACGGCAAGGCGAACACGGAATCGCTCGCATCCGGCATGGCCACGCGGACGGATCTCCTGGCGGAGCAGGGGAAGGATTTCGAGGAGCACATCGACCAGCTCGTCTACGAGCAGGAATACATGCGCCGCAAGGGACTGACGCCGGACGCCGCGGCGAAGACGGATTCGGGCCAAAGCGACGGGGACGAGGCTGACGGCGGGGAAGGGAAGAACAAGAACGGCGGCAACGGCCGCTGGAAGGAGACGCAGCATGGATCCGAAACTCAGGCAGCTCATTGACGAGATCAACGGGGGCAAGGCGGGCGGCCGCCTGTCCCGCCATGTCGACATGGAGTGCCGGGCCGCCGAAGGGAGGGAGGGCATCTACGAGCTGTCCTTCTCGAGCGAGACGCCGGTCGAGCGCTGGTGGGGGATCGAGATCCTGGACCACAGCCGAGGCTCCGTGCGGTTGGACCGGCTCAATTCCGCCGGCAGCCTTTTGTTCAATCACAACCGCGACCTGCTGATCGGCGCGATCGAGAGCGCCCGCATCGACGAGAGGGCGCGGCGCGGCCGTGCGGAAGTGCGGTTCTCCCCGTCGGCCGTCGGCCAGGAGAAGCGGGCGGAGGTCGACGCCGGCGTGCTGCGGACGACATCCGTGTCCTACCTCATCCACGCCATGGTCCTCGAGAAGGAAGAGGACGGCGTGCAGACCTATCGCGTCACCGACTGGGAACCCCTCGAGGTCTCCCTCGTCACGATCCCGGCCGACCCCGGCGTGGGTGTCGGCCGTGCGCGGCAGATCCCCGCCGGCCAGGGCGTCGGCGTGAAAACCAATCCTGACAAGGAGGAAACGAAGATGGACGAGAAAGAGATTCAGAAGCGAATCGACGACGCCCGCAAGCAGGGCGGCGACGAGGAGT